TAGAACCAGAACATTTGACCGAATTTTCTGTGGACGATATTATTGCCAAACCTTACCCAAAATAACAATTTGAGGTGCACCAACCTTTGTTAACTTTCCTAAAAATTCTTTCCCCGACATCCTGTTTCTGTTTCCCTACTCCCTTAAACTATGAACATTGGAGGAATCAATACACCATTCGATGATTGCGATTCTGATTCGCAGTCCATCGATACAAGTGGTGGCACACTTGCAGCACTCTTTACAAATCTCACACTGACTAAGTGCAGAGGAGTTTCAATACAAAACAGGGGAAGCGCAAATGTGAGGATTGGAAGCACTGCCGCAACGGCAAGATTTAATATTCTGCCAGGAGCAACTTATACCGCTTATGCTAAGGATCTTGCTAAGATTGCAATTATTGCAGCATCTGGAACGCAGACAGTGGACATCTTTGTAGCTATTTAACCCACTGAATTATGCAAATGGGCAATACATTCTCGGCAATTGGCAGATTCGCAGCTGTTACTGCAGTCTCGTTGATGACTTTATATACTGGTGCACACTTCATGGTGAAGGACGATGACACTGGCGTGGCTCTCATCGATTGTAGCGGGACTGGTTGTATCATGGGTGTTTCCCTTACAGTGCAAGGGACTAAATTGAGCACAGGAGCAACTTTAACACAGGCTTCGACAGATAATCGTTATATCAGACGTGCTGGTAATGCAGTTCAATCTCCATCAATGACTGGCGCACTTGTTATTCAGGGTGCGAATGTTGTAGCTTCTGGTGCGATAATAACTGCAAATGCGACAATAAGTGGTGTGCTCTCAGTAGATGGTGCCACCTCTTTCCAAGAAAATGTAACACTAAGTAATGGTGCTGATCTGTCTATGACTGGTGCAGCGGTTAGCGCAACAGGTTCTACAAGACGTTACGTTGTCTTACACTCTGGATCGGGCACTAGCGCAGCTACAGGTGTAAACGTACTAGGAGGATTCCAGTCGCCCATCGTTGGTTCGATTACTCAGGTTAAATGTTATGTTGGAGAGGCAGGGAATAACGGATTAACTTCGTTTGATGTAACAGCAGGAGGCACTAGCGTAACTTCGACCAACTGTACCGTAGATGCTACGGAGGTATCTAGCACAACGGCAGCGACCCCACCCGTAGTGGACACAGCTAATAACTCTCTTACAGAAGGAGAATTGATTAAAGTCGATATGAACTCACCCTCAACCACATCCCCTATTACTTTTGCCGTAGAGCTTACTATTGATGTAACCACCTTTCCCTAGTGCATGAAAAAGCTATCTATCTCACAGGCAAAGCGAATAACAGCCTCAATAGCTTTGGTAAGTTCATGCGTGTTCTTTTTTAATGTTGGGCATGTTACTGCGGCAACCGATCTACCTGCTAACGCTGACCTACCTCAGAATGGTAATATAGTTGGACGTTGGTATTTAGATGAAGCATCTGGAACGAGGGCTGACTATTCTGGTAATGGCTTCACTCTAACGGATAATAATACAGTTTTGGCAGCAACAGGTATAAGTGAAAATAATGCAAGTGCGGATAACGCAGCACACTTTGAAGACTCTAATTCCGAATCTCTAAGTAGAGTAGATGAAGCAGAACTTTCTATTACAGGTGATCTATCACACGCCTTTTGGGTTAAGTTTGAGTCTTTCCCTACTGGAGGTAATCAAATGTATTTCGCAAGTAAATATGATGCCACCAATACCCGTAGCTGGTATGTACGATATGAAGAAGATAATGGAACGAATTATTTAACATTTTTTTGTTCATCAGCAGGAGTGGGTGGCACATTTGGCACAAGGGTCGCACATACATTATCATCTTTGGCAACGTGGTATCATATCGTGGTTGCGTATGATGCAAGTGCAGGTACAGCAGATTGGTATGTTGGTGGCTCAAGTGTTGGGCAAGCTACTGGGCTTCAAAACTCAATAGCAGACTCTAATGCAGCTTTCTATCTTGGAGCATTTGGTTGGGGTCCGGGTAGATTTCTTGATGGAACAATGCAAGACCACGTTCTATGGGATACTAAACTAACAAGCGCAGATGCTTTGTCTGATTATCAGGCTTACACAGTAGCAAGTGCAGGTGCGGCGACAACTCCAGCAGGGAGAGGGATTATTATTATTTTCCACATGGACACTAATAGATATGTATAAATACCTAATCGCATTGGCAATATTAACAACTGGCGTGGTCTATGCTCAGGTGACTGTAAAAGACGAAGTCAATACTGAGCTGGCTCCAATCTCTGCATCCATTGATCAGAAACAATCTGATTACTTTTCTCAGCATGGCAAATATTGGCAGGGGATTAAAACACTAGATGAAGTTACAGAATTAGAGCAAGATTCCCAGAAGAATCGCAAGGCAGATGGCACTGAGGATTGGGTAGAAATGGGAATCCCTATTCCCAACAAGAGCAAGTATTCCTATCAAGTTGATAACTACAAATCTCCACAAGGTTGGGGCTACACGATCACCACTAAATACAAGGACAAGGGCAATGTTTACATGAAAGTTGAAAATCATGGTCCAGAAACTCACAGAGCAAGAGATTGGGCACTTTACAACCCACCGTGAATTTGATGAAACCACCAGATTATCCGCAGGCAAACAGAAGGTTAGTGCAAATCACATGGCGAGAGCTTGCGGTTGCAGTCATCGGTTTGCTTATGGCAGGAGTCATGTGGTGGATGAGCCACATAGATGCCACTGTCGACAAGCACGCAGTTAAGATTACTGAGGTGACAACTAAACAAGACAACTTTGAAGCGTGGCTCAAGCGTGTAGAGGAGAAACTGGATGATGCTTTATTTCAAGGCTTCGGCATAGAATATGAGGAAAGTAAATCTGTCTAAATATACGGCTGAAAACTTTGCCAAAGTAAACACTTTGCTCCCGCAATTGCAGCCAGTGTTTAGGGAATTGCTCTGGCGGTGTGCAATCGCCAATGTGTATGTCCGTGTAGTCTGTGGTTATCGATCTGAAGAAGAGCAGGCTAACAAGTATGCGCAAGGCAGAACCATTCCAGGAAACATAGTCACCAACGCTAAGGCAGGATGGAGTTTCCACCAGTATAAATGTGCCATGGACATCGTGCCATTGATAAGGATCAACACCCTCAGGTACCTTGTGCCTTGGCAGGAGAAAGCCATGTTTGCTCAGATCGCCTATCTTGCCTCTGAACTCGGCATAGAACAGCCTATCGCTTGGGATCTGGGGCATTTGCAGTACGATGGAGGAAACACTATAGAGGAGGCAAAAGACGGGAACATAATCAAAGAACCAAATTTTGAAGCTGTTGCACTCCCGAAAGAACTTGCTCGTGCAAGGGAAAGGCTTCAGAATGATGGCATTATTCCATTACCCATTTAAAACATGGACTTTTTAAATCCTTCTCACACATTTGCTATGGTAGATTTCGTTACTGACCCAGCAATTGCAGCCCTGTTTGCAACTTTTGCAGCAGGACTTACACAAATCGCCAAGGAGACATTCAGCCTGAAGAAAGCTCTTCACATTAGATTTGTTTCTGTCGCTGCTTTTGCAGGAGGCGCAATGCTCCACTACCTGCTTCCCGATGTCTGGCAACTAATGTTCGATCTTGTTGCAGGTGGTATCGGAACAACAGGAAGCATCGGGCTTGCTAAAGAATTTGTTCGTGGTGGTCGAAAAGAAGGCTAGTCGCCTGCCCATTCTGTCACCGTGACTTCCATATGTGGCTTCTCATCGGAGCCACATTTTCTTTGATCGAATGTTATTCTTGTCCAAGTCCGTGAATCCCGATAAATATGACCATAAGTCTGCAAAGCATCCACCAGATACTTGCAGCCAGCTGGCACGTTCTGGTCATCTATTAATCTTTTTGCTATTCTTACTATGCGCACTCGCTTTTTACTTCTTTCCGCAGGACGAGTCCCTGCTGCTTCCCTCACTAACCAAAACCAAAAATCCCTCGCCTCCGAGCGTTTCGTCCAATGCATACGCTCCCATGGATTTTGGGAAGGCGTCACTTCGTCAATGCATAGATGTAAATCTTCCATAGTTAGTCTGGGGTATCTTGCTTGTTGAATTTCTTGAGCTGTTGCTTATTTGGTGGCTTCCAGCGATTTGCACCACAGTGTTCACAGTCTGGCAAATTAGTTGTTAGCTCACACCACTGGTTGACTCTGCAATTTTGGCAGATGAGTGGAACAAGGTTAGTCATCATTAAGTGCAGAAACAAGAGCCTTACAACGAGGCTGTTGGATTATTTGGTCGTCATTCATTTTTCTTTTGAAGGATCATACAATTCCATCCCCTTCTCAATCTCTTTCAATTTCTTGTACAATTCCTCGATCTTCACCATGTTCTCTGCGTACTTCTCAGACATTGCTTCGTATCTTGCTTCCCTTTCCTTCTTTGGTGTCTTGAAGAGACCATCCCTTCTCATGAGGAGATCATTGGTCTCGTCAATCAGCTCCTTGATTTCCTGTACAAGCTCTTGCCTGTTCTTGTCGGTCGGTTGTCCAGCCAAGTTAATTTCGAGCCTAGATGCCGATGTAAAGTCACGTTTCTGCACTAAGCGTTTAGACATGTTCTTCTTCGGGGTGAGGAGGGACATTTAACATCTTGTGCAGCCTGTCACAAATCATTTCCATTTGCTTATTGCTCAATTCAGTGGTTGATTTTTCAATCATCCCGAACATCTGCAAACATAGTTTGAACCCTGCTCGGAATGTGCTCGGGAATTCGTACACTGGCTTTGCCCCAGCATATGGCAACTTTCCTCTCGCTGATTCTTTGCAAGCCTGCACGAGCAGGACTTCGAAATGCCGACGGAGATCTAATTGATCTTTCATGCAATCTTAAGTGAGATATCCCTGTCTTTTAACTTAACCATTTTGCCATAAGGCTTGGATTCGGTGAAGGTGTCAATCGCACCTTCCATGGCTTTCTTGCTTACCGCATCGGTTTCAACCAAATGTCGGCAGATGGATTTCCAGTCTGTGGTCTCTTTATCCACCTTCTGGAACTGGAAGAACTTGCAAGCAAAATTGCCAACCTCAACTGCTCTAACACGCAGGAGTTTGGCACAGGCATCTTGTTTCGCCTTTGCTTCAAGGTAGTTTCTAAAACTTGGCTTTTCTTCGAAAGCCACAACTTCTTCCTGAAGCTCATCGACTGTTTCGACGAGTTCATCAGGAGACATTTCTTCTGGATCTAACGGAGTCATGTTGCTCGGGGGTAGAAATTAAACAGGTTCATTATGCCTGATAGGCACAGGGAAAGCAAGTTATTTTTTGTAAGCTGGGCAAAGGTTCTTCCACGGACACCAGCGACAAGCATTGCATGGTGTTGCTGGGAACAGGTCAAGTTCGATCATATCGACTGCCCCAAGGAATTTGTCATGGTATCCTTGCACCGCTTCTGGAGTAACATCCAGAGTAATCACTTGGCATTGTGGATTCTTGTTGGTTGTGACCACGATGTACAGGAATCTTTTCACTTCACTTCTGCCGATCTCTCTCAATCCCAGTGTGTACGCAAGGTGTTGCTGTTGTTCTTCCACCTTTTCCTTAGTCCACGGTCTGCCACTTGTTTTGAAGTCGACAGCATACTGCACATCATCCAACAGCAGGTCGACATAACCAAACAAAGTCTGGTTCCCGAGATCTGCTTTAAGTTGGTATTCACATGTCTTTCCTTCTTCCAACTTGGGATGTGGCAATGCCTTCACTTCTGGATGGTCGTACATTGCCCTGAGCATTTTGCACACCAGTGGGTCTTCGCAGTTCCCGATGTCTTGCAAGTGCCAAGTTTCGTACGCCATGCTGTGGAATGCCTGACCGAGAGCTGCTGCTGGACCCATTGGATCTGGCAACTTCTCGACGTACTTAAAAGCGTATCTACGAGGACATTCACAATAAATTGCAATGGAACTAGGTGATTCGGCTCTTCTTCTCATTTGGCTTCGAGTAATTTATCTAAAAAGGGATTCTCCTCTTCCTGTGGAGCTGGGGATTCAGGTGGAGGTGGAGTGTCTTCAGTCTTGTCTGCAAACTCCTCTTCGAGGATTGTGGAGATTCTCTGGGCTTTGTCCATGCCAGTGTAATCCACACCCAATTCCTCAAGGATTGGTTTCAAATCCACTGATTTCATTTTTTGCAATTCAGCCAGCCTGCCTTCTTTTGTTCCTGTGCCAAACACCTCCTCTGCAGCTTCTGCTGTATCCACCACTTCTGGCTTGCCAGCTTTGAGCATCTTCACTTTGTTGGCATAAGCAGTTGACAGCTGTCTTGCCGCATGCGCTCCCCAGCTCTCGTTTGTTATAGCTTCTCTGCATGCCTCCAAATCTTCCTCTGTTTCTGCGACATTCAGCATATCCAAGATGCCTTGAGCATCCTCTGGCAATACTTCTTCAGCTTCCACCACTTCTGCCTTTTGCTCCTGTTTGGTCTTCAGTTTGTCGGGAACATCTTCTGCTGGTTGCACATCAACCACATCCCAAGCATCTCTCACCTCTGCCCCATGCAAAACTTCTGGGCAATAGAATCTTCCTGCATCTTCCACCACTTTCCACATCAGCATGTTCCTTGGCCATTTCTTCCAGTTATCTTTGCCAAGCAGGCTGGTAAAATCCTGTGTGGTGAATTCAATTTTGTACTCTGGTCTATCTTTGTATTTGAATGTAGCTGATGCTTTCTCATCGGTTCTCTCGTGCCACTCTATTTGCACACCTGCTTCCATCATCTTTTGCAAGTACACTTTGCCTTCAACTCCAACTCTGCCATTTATCAGGTAGAGAGAATTGATAGATTGCATGGGAGCCAATCCCATTTCTAATCCAGTTTGCACTACAACAATCGCTTTTGAAGCGTTGTTGATTGTAGAAGGCAAGGCTCCAGATTGTGCGAATTTCTGGCACATGAGTTCCATCGTTTGCCATGCTCCTTTGTCAAAGAAAAGATTCTTGACAGCTAACGTGCGGGAAACACGAGGATCATTGTCGGGAAGATCCTGCACCTTGATATCAGTTTCATCTGCCATGTGAATTGGGGGAAGGTTGAGTAAAATGGATTATCCTCTTTCTAAACATTATGACAAGCACAATGGCTTCCACAGTTACAGCGACTGCAACACCGAGGATGAAGTGGAATAAATAAAGATACATTTCCATAGTTATTGGGGGAAAGAATTAAATATCTTCTGGAATAGGATAGGGTTCGTCAACACAGAGAGTGTCGTTCTCTACATAACACAATTCGTAGACCTCTCCGTAGTAAGTTTCTGATATATTGTCCATGGCTCTCACAGCTTCGTCGCACACTCTTGGATCTTCATACTTAACGCAATGGATCATCCTCTCATGAAACGCTTTACATTGGACACATCTCAATTCAGTCATCAGGACTTCGTATTTGTCTCCGAGTTCTGCAACTGATTCATACATTTTGCCTTTTGCTCTGCTCTCATTTGGATAAATGAACAGAGTAACAACAAATAAAGTCATAAACATAATTAAGCCGATGGTTGGTAACGTGTTTTTGTGCATTTTTGTTTGGGGGGAAAAGAATTAAATGCCATTGGATGCTAGACCTAGATTGAAAGCTAGGAATAGATACATACCTATTATGATTATAGACATAATCAATTTTAGTGTGTTTCTCATGTTTGTTTGGGGGAGGAAATAAATACCTCCAGATTGCGGGAGACTGTCTTCGACACCACTCCTACTGGCTGAATGCCCAAGAGAAAATCCGTGGCATAGCGTTTGGTAGCTGGTCGGTTCGAGGCGCACAAGACGACCAGATGTTACCTCCTTCCAAAGAAGTTGGACTAGCCTGGCTTTAATCCGTTCTGCGAACGGAACCTCTCAGCCTCCCTGAATCTGGAGGCAGAAGAACCGATGGTGTCAAGGAACGATGCTCCTGAACTCTATTATGCCTGATAAGGGTAAGGAAGGCAACTCATTTTCTGGAAAGGAATTTTGTAGCCTCCACGAGTGTCTGTAACGGGAATGAGTGAAAGTCCCCTTGGGGGAATCCACCTCCGTCTCTCAGCTCTTTTTCTGCGCTGATCAACATCATTGCATCTTCGTACACATCTTCCAGTGATTTGCATTCTCCATATGGATAATCAATCTGAGGATCTTTGTGGTCTACATGTTCGTTGGAATCTAACAGTTTCTTTGCTTTCTCGATATGTTTATCGTAAATGTGCAGGCTGTTCGCCCTGTGAATATACCAGCCTACTGGCACATGCAACGCTGCAGCCATCGCTCTCTGCAGGAATGTGAACATCATCACATTGTGCGGAGTGCCATACCAGATGTCATTGCTTCTCATTTGCCCAAAGCAGTGTAATTTGCCATCACGAATCAAGAATTGCAAATTGAGGGTGCAGGGAATGTCTTTGCTATTGCCATTGACTACATCCCAAACTGGATTGTGGATTGTCAGCAATGCCCTACGGGAATCTGGGTCTTTTCTCAGAACATTGTAACAACGCTTGATCTGGCATTCGATCTCACCATTGTCAAACACCACTTGATCTTCCAGTGGCGGATTGCGCAGGTGGATCCTGTCGCCATAGTTGCCATCAAATTCTTTGGTTTGTTCATTGTACGCCAGCTTCACCAGATTAGGTGCATACTTGATATGCGCAGTGGCAACATCTGTTTCACTTTGTGTCGTAAACAAATAGAATGGCTCTAACATCGCAAATGCATAGCACAGCTTTCTCTCTTTCCAAGTGCACAAAGGCATGTTTGCAGGGATTGCAAAACCAGCATTGAGGATCTCTTTGGTTCCACCAAGAGAACTATCTGGTCTTGGGTGGACTATATCTCCATTGTGCACAATTGTTTGGATCATATCCTTGTATGCTTCGTTGAAGCTATCGTAAAATCTTGATGTTCCTAAGTAGTGGCTCATAGTTTAGAAGGGTAAATTGGGAGGAACTCCTCTTGTTTTTATCATAACTGATTCGTTTTCTTCGCTCAAATTTCTAATCTCTTCTGCCTTGAGATATTGCAGATACTTCTCGAGGTAGTGGATAGCCTTCTCAATGTCTTTGACAGGTGTGCCCTTGTGGCGGTGTCTTGCGATATACTTTGTGGCGCAGCCACAGAAATAATCCAGTCCCCAGTCAATGACCACATCCCAGTGCTCGTATTTGCCTTTGATGTAATGTGTGGGATTTTTCATTATTCTTGGGGAACTCTCATGTAAGGGTGGGCTGGCGTCGCCTTGCCATGTTTCTCCATGATGCAAGTGCAGGTCGTGTTAGGCTTGCCACATTCGCACCTGTCGGCTTTGTCAACAAGGGTGCGAAGATACTTGAGACGCTTCTTGTCTTTGCGCTTTTGCGCAAGACAAATCTGTGCGCCTAGGGAAAAGAGATTAACCATGAGCAAAATTGAGGAATAAGTAAAACAAGTGTGTAAATTGTGAGAGGAATTGACAGAATTATAAACAGGTCTGTTGGCATCAGGCAAATGCCCATCCAATATGCTGGTAGTAACAAATCATGCAATTTCATCTTGTTTGAAGGGGGAATACAATGGGCGAAATCTGCCGACACCTTTTTTAATGTTGCAGTATTTTCCGTACTCGCACAAGCTATGTTCGATGTTTCTTAGTGTGAGATCTTTGCCTTCGTATTTGGGAAAATCCTTTGGAAGATAGTCCACCTGCGCATCACGCAGAAAATTCAGGAATAATGACAGGTCATTGTTCTTGGTTTTGTGGGTGAAATTTCTCTCTGGCGCAACATATTGCATCCCCACGACTGCTCCTGGACCGACGTTCACCCAATCATTCTCTGTCCACATGTCTCCGCAATCTTCGTCTACGTTGATCATGTCGGTTGCAATCTCATAAGCGAGAAATGCTCCAACATGTTTTATTTGCTGTATCATCTTGTTGAACTCTTCATACTCTGTGGCACTGGCGATGCTCAAAATTAAACACTCCATATCCATGTTATCCTCTTCCACAAATGGCTCCATCACTCTCCTCAGTTCATCTATTCTTCTGTCTCCAGCTGGACAATTGCAGATTGTGCGATATGCTCCGCTGAATATCCTGACACCTTTGCTGTGCAGCCATTCCAACTTTGGAAAGAATTCATCCCAAGGGTCATCTATTGTTGGTATGCCACCAAGTGTTTCGAACACGCTAATGTTGTTGATAAATCTATACAACACAACTTGGTATATCTCGTTTGCAAACGAACCCTTTGGATCAATCCTCTCCCACAGGTACTGTGTCCCCTTATCCAACTCCCGATACACATTGGTAAACTTGTACAAACGAAGGATCATGTCATCTGTCCATGGGTATGGCTCTTTCTCCACAAATCTGCGGTGCCACATCTTCTGGCGTTTGTCCACAAATTCGAAGAAGCCTTTGATGTCATTTGGTTCATCCATGTCCTAAAGCAAGGGAACGTTCTTCTGCCCACTGTTCTCGACTTTTGGGGTGTTCATCCATTTCGAATATGAATTTAAGTTCTGGCTTCTTGCCAACGTGGTGGTCATGCCACAAGCCATGGCTCATCGGTATAACCTCTCCTTCCAGTGTTGCGACACGATCGTAGACTGGCTTCTCCCCCCTGAAGAACTCTTCACCGAGAACTGTAAGCACGTAGAGATCTGTCTTTCCTCCTCTTCTCGCATTGCCCAGTTTCCTCACAACCTTGAAGTATGCCAACTTGGCAAATTGGCTGTAAGAACTGGGATTGTCCCAACCGAATTTCTTCCACATCTGTCCTGTTGTCATCGGCTTCTTGTATTTGAACCAGTGCATGGCAAAGTCCACGAACTGATCCCTCAACCTGAAGTTGAACAGGTGTTCGTACGGGACGATGTTCTTGGAAACCAATTGGGAATAGTTCTCGAAAGGCATTACAGCTGGGGGAACATGTTGCGAATAATGTGGCATTTCTTTGCCTCCTCTAGATCCAGATTCATTATGCCTGCGACTGCCCAAGCCCTGTCCAGCTGGGAAAGCGCAGAATCTATGTCTTCTTTCTTCTTTGGTTCTCTGCCAAACATTTTGTCTATCATCTCTTTTTCTTTCTCTTCGCCTTCAGGACTCATCTTTGGTTCGTATTCTGGTGCGGGATGCCCTTTGCCATTTATTACACCAACACTCACGAGGTATTCCTGAACTCTTGCAATGGTTGCCTCACGTGGTGTATTTTTCTTTTTGATAAAGCTGTAGAAGGTGGCAGGAGAATTATCAAATTTCATCAGCTGCATGAGCTGGTTCTTCCCCAGGCTTTCTTTGATCCTGTGCTTTTCAAGCATGTCAGCCAGCGCAACGTGTGATAACAACATGAAAATTAGGGGTAGTGAATAGAAACAACATCTTCAGCACGTACGCCCATGGTGAGCAGGGCTGAAGAGGGGTCAGGCGGTTTCTGGTTATGCCATTCTCGGATCCTCTCCTCTGGCACATTGACCTGCACAGTTGCAAGAATTTCATTTATTATTGCTCTTGCTATGTCTTGGTCACTCTTTGCAGCCATCTCATCCAAGAAACAGGGGATCATCCCTTTTGGTGGATAAATGTAACCATCGACTTTGTGCCAAGGATCAACGATGTCCTCGGGAAACAGATCTGCGCCACCATCCAGATCCTCAGCAGCATCCCTGTCCAAATTGATGTAAGCAGTTTTCTTCATCAGATTTCGGGGAAAAGAGATAATTGGTTTTCCATTTGTTGCTTCCATTGTTCAACTTGCTTAACAGAATGCAACCTCAACTGTATATCACTGCCCTCTGGTGTGCTTTTGTTCTTTTTCCAGCGGAACAGATTCGGGTACTTGTCCATCAGTTTCAGGCACTCCTCTCTCCTCCTCTGCAATCTGGAATCAAGAGAACCCAAACCACCTTTCTCGTAATGTGGCGCACCTGGGAACAGATACTTGTTGACCAGCACTCTGCCAAATAGTTTGAGATGCTCTGCTGTGAACAGAACCTCGTCTCTCATTGGGAACTCTGGATCAAATTTGATGCGGGAATCTTTTTTAATGAGGCACAACTTGGTGCTGATGTAGCTCACATCGCTCCATTTGCGTCTGCCGAAGAAGGGATTGGAGTTGCTTCTGAATCCACAGAATTTGGCACCACGTTTGTCTGCCTCATGCAGCGTTTCAGCAAATACAGCCAAGCCCTGCGCAGAAGAAATGTCAACCTCTTTAGTTATGCCCTCCTCGTCCAGCTCTGGCATATCATACCAAGGCATGGAAATGCAACGATACTTGCGGATGTTGTCGTCAGCCATGGTAATCCACTCATCCTCCTCAACCAAGTTGTCTAATATCCACTGCCTCTTCTTGGCAAGGTTGCCGACAATTCCTGACACAACGATATTGTATCCCTCCAGACTATCGTTCTTGGAGTATAGGTCGAACTGCTCCTGATTGCTCAGAACGATGGTTGTGGAATCTGGGGGGAACAGCTTGTGTGTTCGTATTGTTTCGTGCCTATTGTAGGAGGGGATTATTGTTCGCATGATTCAGCAAGTTCAAACATTTTAGCAACAACATTGCGCATAACGTTTTCATCTGTCCCATTTTTAATTTCACACATGAACAGATTCTCTTTTGAACCTGTTAGAGCACAAACATACAGACCTTCCTCATCTTTTTTGAAGTTAATTGGGAAGGCATTAAGTAGAACACCGCATGATTTTGCAGCATCTGTGGCTTCTTTGCAGAGGAAGCATCCTCTATGCGGTTTCTTGGGATCGAAGGGATTTATCATATTGCTCGGGGGAAAATAACATGCCTATTATGCCTCGTAGGTGTAAGGAGGCAATCAATCACTCTTGCTTTTCTTCTTTTCCATTGCCCTGCGTTCTTACGCTCTGGGAGAAATAAAACATCTCAGCTAACGCTTTCACTTGTTCCTCAGTTATTATCTCAACATGCAAAGCTGTGGCTATTTGCCTCATAACGTGTTGCTCATCATGTTCTGCCTGAACCATTATTACTAATTGCCTGTAGTCTGTTATCTCATCTTGTTCCACGTTTGAATAGTTCAAGAAACAATTGCCATTTACTTGCCGAAATCCTCTCTATCCTTGCCATCATGTGCTGTGTTAGTTCGCTCTCCATTCCTCTTTGTGCCCAAAGCGCAATCATTGAGTTTATCCTTGATACAGCCTCAGCCTCGCTTTCCGGAGGCTCTTGAATTATATCTTCACGTCTGCACGTTCTTGGTGCTAGTTTCTTATCAGTCATCGTCAGAATGAGGAATAGATTTAGCTGGTCTTCTTTCCATGTAATAGACAAATAAGCCAACCGCACACAGGAGGATGAATAGTAATGCTGAGATTAGCAATGTTATGCCGATGATGCCAATAACTTTGTCCACAACAGTTGAAAGAATTAAACAGGTTTCTCTGCTTCTTCAAGTTGAACACCTAACGACTTATACGCTTCAAAGTCTTGCTTGTTCAGAGTCTTGCGACCTGCAAGCAATGTGTGCGCAACTTGAAATTCAGATTCCAAGGGGTATATCAAAGGGTTTCCGTAAACCTTATCGGAGTAATAGTGGAATTTTTTCTGAACTTTGGGTTTGGGGGATGCCATAATATGCTGGGGGTAGAGGTGTTGTGGGTAACGGGATTATGCCTGAGAGGTGTAGTAAAGCAAGACAATTTACATGCAACATTCTGTTATTTGCGGGCATTGTTTCAACATCATTTGATAAAACAATTCTCGTTCCTCAATTCGGGTTAAATCAAAACGTAAAACAGAACCATCAGGAAATATGTAGTGATTGCAACACCCAATTTTTGTCGGATAAGGCAAGCCATATTGTTTAAAAGCATATCTAGTGCCACCAAATCTGTCTACCAGGAGCGCAGCAATGCGCTTCCCCCTATTGTGCGCTCTGGGCAATTCTTTGTTCACTCTTATAAATTCCATGGTTCGATACTTTAGCTGAGCGGGGCAGGTTCCTTTTTTGTTCTGTTCGGCAAACTGTTTCTTCAATGGCTTGCCCTTTCTTGCCTCGGCACGTTTTCGTCTAGCTTCTTTTGTCCATTTGTAAATGGGCTTTTTTCTGCCTTCTAGGAATGTTTTAGTTGTTGCCAAAGAAAAGGCATCACTCACTAATCCCGAGGTTAAATTCAAGCCATAGCATTTTTTGTATTCTCGGGCTGTCATCCCAACACAAGATTTGACGTGCATCGGCGAAAGGCTTTTCATCCATTGTCCGCATTTGTGACATTGCACAAGTTGTCTGTCATCAGTTTGCACAAGCAATCCCCAATAGCCATGCTCCCCTTTCACTGGCATTAATGGTCTCTTGGCGACCCCAATGTATGCTTTTCCAGTTGGGCTTTCAGGATATTCGATTATTTTGTCAGCATAATGTTTTTCTTTGCCTTCAAATGAAGGTAAATCCATAGTGGTTTTTCTTTTTGCTTGGTGAGTTGCGCATTTACATCTACCTTTCACCGCATTATTGACACAACCAGCAAAATTGCATTTTTTGGTGGGTTGGTTGGCTGCCCAATTCTTCACATATTCCTTCCTACACTTTTTGCACATGCTCATGTATCCATCTCTGTATCTTTCATCTTTAGCAAACGAATGAATTGCCTTCTGCTTGCCACATTTGTTGCAAAGTTTTTTCTTCATGGCACTCGGGGTAATAAATAAATTGGGAGCCTCGTGGGTATTCATTGGGGGAATCACCCCCCATTGCCTTCCAGACATACCTCTCCCGATGAAAATTCAGGTTCGGCTCCCGTGGGTGCTAGGAGATCACACCAAGTAGCAGTGTCCGCAAAGCTCAGAGCCATCTTCTTGGCACACTATCGAGAAGAGGTTGACCGCAGAAAAATCTGCACCACTGCTACTCACTATGATCGAAAAGAACAATCAGATAAGGGTATGACATGGGCATTCACAAGGTTCATCGATTGCTCCATTCTCAACTGCTGTGCCCATGTCATCTGGTCGGCAGTCAAGCTCGAGACCGCAGTGCCTGCAGAGCATGTCACTGCAACAGCCTTCGAAGTCGTATTCATCCATATTGAATTGGGGAAAGGGGGAATAAAATTATCTATCGCTTGGTGGGGAGTAGAATGACCAACCGTATTCTTTGTTGTAATCCATGATTGTTGAACCGTAGTATCCAACAGTAACGTATTCGCCTGTCTCGGAATCGTATTCCTGTTCGGACAACCCGATATAGGCTTGCCCAACACCTGAGGGCATGTGGTTTTGCACATGGTTCACAGCATTTATTACCGCTGATGCAAGGGATTGGTATTTTCCTATCTCTTCAAACTGTGCATCGCCATCTTTCGGGGGTGCACTGACCGTCACGTTAAATATTTGTTTGGTTGCCTTTGGTGTGGAAGTGGATTTCTCCATAATGAATTGGGGGAAAATAAAAGAACACACTCATTATGCCTGACAAGCCTAAGAAAGCAACCAGATAGTCTTGCCTAATCAGTCAAATCCACGTAGAACATGCATTCATTCCACCTTTTAATGCAGTATTAGCCCTTGTAGGGGCAAGCGCATCCTGTAAAAGTCAGGCATACTGCGCCAGTATGTTCTTTGACAATTCGATCTCAAGATGACATAGAGTGGAGAGTTGGAACGATGCCTCGGCAGAATTCCTATCTCGCTCGGGGTAGAGTGCAGCTTTTCTGTTCTTTAACATGACGTAAGTGATGTTGTAAAATGGCAAAAGGGTTAACTGCGCTGTCTCTCCACTCTGTGTTCTTTTGAACTTGTTGTGGAATATCCAACTTTCAACATTGGCGAAAGAATCGTAGTGCCACCTATTTGCTAACGGTGAGGCGACATGGGCTAGGCGTGAGTGTGCGACTCAAATGGATTATGAAAGATTTGAGTAGGGCAATAAGTGGATGCCAGCATAAAGAGGCAGATTGCGTTAATATCTGCGCTGGCAAGAGCTGATTCCTGTGCTCTCAATTTGCGATGGAAACAGATCTTCTTCTTTGATGATAATATATACAACTATCATTAAAGAGGAGAGACTGCACCTGTGCAACTCATTGCTCCGGAAACAGTAAAATGACTTGCTTCCTACACCTGATAGGGGCAAGCTAGGGTTGCCACAACAGGCAAAAGAACACCTTCTATCCCGATGCAAACTTTACTTCCCACATTAACCATTGAGAAATTCTTGCTGAGTGACTTCGGCTTCCTCACCTCCGAACTAAAAGAAATGAATCGTTCCGGAAGAGAGCCAGTCTCCATTGATGTGGAAACAGGAACGATGGAACCAAACGATGTTCCAGTGGTTGTGTTGAAGAACGTAAAGATTACAGAGCATGGTTTGGAAGTGATTCGACCTGATGCAAAATCTCCTGAGGCACCTGCTCCAGAGATTGGCATGCCCTAATTCATTTCCCCCAAAGACATGTTAACATTCGAATACATGACACCGAAACAGAGAGTATTGTTTGTGTTGCGCAGATCCGCATGGCTTGTGCATGGAATCATAGTTGCAATTGCAGCACTATTGATATTTGACCATTTTGACAAGACCATTAAGATATTTGAAATCAGGCATCCAAATGGAAATATCACCACGTTGCAGTGTGTCAAAGCTGACGAGAATGGACACCGAAGGCAACTCAGACATTGTGAACCAGAATACATGGCATTATCGATTATGATCCCTCCTAAATAATATTCCCTTCCCCCAATATATTATGACAAAGAAGACCCCAGCTGGAGATTTAACTTTCTGGCAAGATGTTGCGCTGAACGTTGCGCTGACTACAATGGTTCTCATTTTTATCATAGGGCTAATTACCACTGTTTTCCACGTTGGCAATTTCCTTATCGAGAAATATCCATACCACTCGCACGAGAAGTGCTCAGTGCACAGCCACCGTGCCAACTGTCGAGCTGAAGAGGCTTGGCGAGAGAAGTTGGAAGAGTTTGAGAAGAGGAGATTAGAAATACAACCTGTTACACGATAAATATATGCCCAGAACTAAAGGATCTAAGAACAAGGCTCCAGCCAAGAAACCACCTCCCAAGAAGAAGCGCAAGCAGACAAACCCAAAGATACCTGCAGACCAACTGGAGGACAAAGCAAAGAAACTGGAATCCAAGCTCAAAGGTCTCAAGCCATCTGACAAGATACAAATCAAGATGACCGTCAATCAATATAGAAAATATATAGCATGGTATAGAGACAGTAAGGGTGGTATGGGCGCACCAACAACCTACAAGCCAGAATATTGTAAACAAATCGTAGACTATTTCGCAGAAAAATGCAAACATCCATTCAAATCTGTATCTATGCCTGTATTAGATAGTAATTATAATATAACTATAGATGAAGATGGAGGGGAGGTGTATGAGAAGAAGACTATACCTAATACACCACCATACTTAGTAGACTTCGCTGTGGAGATTGATGTATGGGTAGATACGTTGAGTGATTGGGCGGAGAAGCATGTGGAGTTCAACCGTGCTATCATGCATGCAAAGGAGATTAGGACTCAGATGATCGTGGATAACGGGCTTCTAGGTATTTACAACCCACACTCTTGGATCTTTGCTGCTAAGAACTTGTCTGGCATGACAGATCGTACTGACATCACATCCAAGGACAAGGAAGTGTTTAATGTTAAGCTCCAGAGTTTTGAGAAACCTACTGATGAAGAACTTGAATCTGGCAATGTGCCTGCTTTACCTGCTCCGTTGAGATGAAGATAGATCCCAAATCAATAGAGCTATGAGTAACATCTGCGAAGCTCCCAATTGCAGGCTGAAGAAAGGAAGTATGCTGGGCTACCCAAGCAGATTCTGTGGTAAGCATGCAAGAGGCAATTACAGAGGACAGAAGGAGAAGTTCGAGAGCAAGCTGAGGGTCGAGAAGAATAACAATTATCTCGCTGGCGCCAAGAGCAAGACTACGTGGTTGCGTTATGAAGAATATGATGAGAAGCACCAACTGTCAGCTTGAAAGTGCAGAAACCTCATCGCACTTGCCAAGGAGATTGCCAAGGAGGAGAACTAATTCAGTCTTAAATCTTCCCCCCAAACCTATGTCCGGAACTGTAAAAGCAGGGATCGTGCGACCTCCCCAGATCAAAGAGAAATCGCACACTTACGAGTCTGTCTACACCACAAGCAAGGAAGGTGAAGATAGCGAACACCACGATGTCTGGAAAATCCAGATTGATGCAGTCGATAACAAGATCACAGACTTCCTCGCCAGATTGGTGTCTGGTGTTCTTCACACAAACAACCACCAGTTGCTCACTCTCGAAGAGGATGTCCTGAAGGAACTCGGGATTTGGCAAGAGCCAGAGGAACAGCTTTCCGAGGAGGAACAGCAGGATAAGGTGCCGATGCCGAGTGGCACCGCAGCAGGAGATACGCATACGACAGAACATGACACTCCGAAAGGAGACAAATAATTCTTTTTTTTTCCCACTATACCCATGTTAGACAAATGTAAGAAAGGCGGTAAGAAAGGTCGCAAGAAGGGCAAAGGCAAGTAGTATGAACCGCAACCGACCACGCTGGCGAACAACAGAAGTGAGAACTGTTACCGCTAGGGCTTCTCATATAACCAAGTCAGCAAAAGATATGAACTCTTACATGCCCCCAAATCCCGTGAAGACCTATCATGTCAGTAGAACCGATGGATCAGAACGAGGCTGATCGTTGGGCACGAGAGAATCCAAAATTCAAGACATTGATGAAGGCGACTGTTGCTGCAAGATACCATAGCAGGGATAGCGAGCCTGTCGAAAGCCGAGCGGACAAGGCTCTGGAGGTTGGAGAAATAACCAGTGCCCAGCGTGCCATGCTCAAAGCAGTGCTGAATAGGCATGTGTTCCCACCGAAGATATGATGTTTGTACTGCGTGGATTGTTCCAACAGGCAAGTCAGAATTTTTGCTAATGTGTGCTGACCGAGGCACAGTTCCCTGCGAATATGGAAAACAAGATAATTAACCGCATACTTCTCAAAGGCTCTCCGATGGTAGACACTGTTATCTCGGAGGTTGATTTCTGGGCTGCGTACAAGAAGGATCCCAAGCCAGAGGGAAGGATTATCGTGGAGGGTGTGTTCGGAGAGACCGTAACAGTGCTTAAATCTGCAGTAATTGGATTTGTCGACCGCACGAACATGCGGATGCCGAGTCCAGGACAACTTGGTCCACTTAATTCCTAACCCATTTTCACATGCCAAGACAAGACCGTTATATCTCGGATGTTCTCATGAACCAGACACTCAAACCAGAGGAGGAGGTCGAGGTTCACTTCTTCCACGATGTGGGAGATTATGGTGGAGACAAAGACAATGTCGTCCTCGGATTTATGAGAGGTGGACATGTCGTCTCCCAAGTCTGTATCCTTATCTCCGAAGGCAACTACACCGTCAAGGAGTTCAAGGAATACCTCAAGAATGCGATTGCTTCTCCGCACTATCCCAAGTGCTCGTTTGATTTCGAAGAGGCAACCAAGGAAGAGATCGAAGAGCTTGCCGCAGAAGACAAGACACCAAGGGTTGTAGCTTTTAAGCAACCCAATTCCGAATGGAGTTACTAATGTCAGTCAACGATATCACTCTCAAGAAGGCAAAGAATGGCTTCATAGTCAGCTACTGGAAGTCCGCACCGAAGACAAAAGGACAACCAGGCAGCTGTTGCGGGATGGGTGAGCACATAGACGAGGTGTTCACGGACAAGACGAAAGCCTCCGAGCGCATGTCAGAAATTGTACCGCATTGGAGAAGACGTGAAAGCATTGCGAGGACTTTACCACCACCACAATGAGATATGTCCATTCGCTAAAATCCATGAACATACAGCCTGCGCAGAACGGATATGTATTGCATTATTCGTTTTTGCAGGCATGCCCAGACCATACAAGCACAGCGGAATGCGAGAACTGTGCATATTGTACGAAGATTTATATTTGTAAGACCTTCGAAGAAGCACTGGAACACATAGCCATGGAGTTCTGCGATGCCTTCGATGAAGGTTTGTTCCATATTACACAAGAAAAACATGCCAGCAAAAAAGAAAGCCAAACCAAAGGCGAAGAAGAAGGTGACGAAGGCTAAGCGAAAGCCTGTTGCCAAGAAAAGGGCGAAGCCTAGAACATCGAACAAAGGTGCAACTCTCCATCCACATTGCGACCACGCTTGGGTTCTCGCCCACAGTACTGGCAGTTTCATAGTTGCGAAGGCAGTCTTCGTTTGCACCAAATGCTGGAAGCAGCAGTGCCTGAAACTGGGCATGGAACTAGAAGATTAATTCCCCCAATCCAAATGCCCTCAGGAATAGACATCCCAGTTCACCCAGATACTCCAACTGGCAGACCAGAGAAATTCATTCTCGAGAAGGTGCAAATTGGGTGTCAGCAAGAAATCTCAGGCGACTTGGTACGCAAGGTAGAAGGAGATGGTGACGAAAGAATACGCATATTTTACAATCAGATGGTGGATCGTCTTGTCGCCCAGATTAAGACATTCATTATGGGAGAGAAGGCGCACGAGGAAACAAGAACAGTGGTATTTGAATATCCTGCGAGCTGGTGGCAGCACTTCAAACAGGAAGTGTTCCCACGATGGTTGCTGAAGAGATATCCAGTGCGCAGGCAGAGGCATCAAAGGCTGGTTATTTTCAAACAAGTTGAAGTCCTGCCTAAATTTAATCGTTTTTTAAAGCCAGAGGAACAGGAATTGCATTTTCCAGTTCTTTCTGCTGAAGTTTCCCCCCAACATCCATGTCCACAGCCCCCAAGAACATAATATTCTCTAAAGAGGCAAGAGAGAAGACTCTTGCAGGTGTTCGCATACTCCGGAAGGCAGTTGCTGCCACACTTGGACCGAAAGGTCGAAATGCTCTGATCGAGAGAGGATACGGAGATCCGTTCGTGACCAAGGATGGTGTCTCTGTTGCCAAGGAGATAAATCTCAAAGATCCATTCGAGCAGATGGGCAACCTGATTGTCCGAGACGCTGCCAGTCGCACAAATAACAAAGCTGGCGATGGCACGACAACATCGACAATTCTGGCTGCAGCCATCATGGAGGAAGGCATGAAGCATTTAGGCAAAGGTGCTAATCCAATTCTCATAAAGAAAGGGATCGACAGAGCAGTAAAACTAGTCGTAGAGGAATTACAGGAACATTCTAAACCAGTTGAATCTGTTGAGGATCTGGTCTCGATTGCGACCATTTCGTCCCAAGATGAGGAGATCGGGAAGATGGCAGCTCAGGCAATCTGGGATGCAGGAGACCAAGGCATCGTGTCGATCGAAGAGAGCAAGGGAATGGGCATGGAAGTGGACAAGTCTGACGGATTCAAATTCGACAAAGGGTATGTCTCTTCCTACATGATAACAGAACCCAAGAGGAAGGAGGCAATCTACGAAGATGTCCACATTCTGCTCTTGGAGAAGGATATGACTGCGAGCAGGGAGGTTATCCCAATTATGGAGAACCTGCTCAAAGGTGCGGAGGACAGGCAGAGCATCAAGCATCTGGTGATTATCTGCGACAATGTGCTTAACGAGGCATTGTCCACAGTGGTAGTCAACAAGCTGAAGGGCAATTTCTTCACGCTTGCCATTCGTGCTCCAGCTTACGGAGACCTGAGGACAGACATTATGGAAGACATCGCAGCTTGGACAGGTGCAACGTATATCTCCAACACGACTGGAAGGAAGATTGATACACTCAAGTTCGAAGACCTTGGAAAAGCAAGACGTGTGATTGCAACGAAAGATGACACTGTGATTGTCGATGGAAGTGGGCAACTCGAGGATGTGCAGAAGAGGGTGACCGAGATCGAGTCCCAGCTCAAGAAGGATAACACCGAACTTGTGGAGAAACAGCTGAAGGAGAGGTTGGCAGCACTAAGTGGATGTGCCATTGTATTGCGCATTGGTGCTGCGACAGAGGTGGAACAGAAGGAGAAGCAATACCGAGTTGATGACGCTCTCTGCGCTTGTCGTGCAGCCAAAGCGGAGGGTGTACTTCCAGGTGGCGGTGTCCCATACTTGCGTGCTGCACGCAATCTCGAGGAACTCAAGTTTGAGAACCGCCACGAAGACATTGGTCGAGAGATCGTTTGCGCAGCACTGCTCGAACCGATAAGGTATCTGGCAAGGAATGCTGGAATAAATGAGGAGCGGATGATCAAAGAATGTTCCAAGGTGGTGTTGCCAAGTGTGCTGTATTCTTGGGGGTACGATGCCCTGAAAGAAGAGTACTGCAACCTGTCCGCAGCACAAGTATTCGATCCAACCAAAGTGGCACGTGAGGCTCTTGAAAACGCAGCATCTGTGGCTTCCACGTGGCTAACTCTCGAGACAGCTGTCACCGAGATTGTACCAGAAGGGATGCCAAACTTCAATGTCATGGCTCCGACAGATGCTCCCCCTGAAGGTTATTCCCAAATGTAACTATGAAGAGGACAGTTAGATCCCGCATTGTGCTCAAAGATGGAACTTCTTACCTAAGCAACCTTACCCACGCAGAAGTAGACAGGCGCAAGAAGAATGGTGCTGGATTGTTTGTCAGAACAGAGGAAGGATTGCTGAGAGGGATACCGCACTCGCAGGTGCAGACAGTCGAAGAATTTTCCCCAGCTGAAATTGATTACTAGAGTAATTGCCATTGGCGCCATAGCTGGTGGGGCATTACTTGCTGCCAGCCTGATGGGAGGCAAGGTTACAGAGGTTATTATGCACAAAGTCCAATACGAAGAATGTGCGCTTGTTGAGAGAAGCAACGCTTGGGTCATAAGGTGTAGGAAGAAGGATCCTGTCCATTACCCAGAATACACGTGATATGGTTAAAGTCACCGAAATCGAAGACACCATGCAGTACACCCCGAGACAAAGGGAGTTTATGTACTACGCCATTGAGGATGACAGTATTAGTGATCTTTATTTCTGTGGTGGTGTTCGTTCTGGCAAATCTGTCTGTGTCGTCAAAGCGGGATGGCACACTGCAATGCGTTTTCCTGAATCCCACGGATTACTTACAAGGGCGACTCTCAAAGAGCTTAAGTCAGCAACTCTGGATAGTACAGTGTACGGGAAGGATGCCAACGGAGAACAAGTTATACCTCTTGACACCATTGCCGACCACAACAAAGATGCCCAGCAAATAATCTTTAAGAATGGAAGCAAATGGTCATACTTCGGCATGGATCAGATCGAGCGGTTCCAGGGTATGGAGTTCTCGTACTGGATGGGGGAAGAGGCGAACCGATACAAGATCAACGTCTTCAACTACGTCCGAAACACCAGAATCTGTAACCGAGTTGGACCACACAAGATCTTCCTCAATTCGAACACCGATACGGGACAGGATCATTTGTACCAGAGATTTTTTGAGGAAAATCGAGAAGGTCACAAAGCAATCGTCGTGTCAACACTTGAAAATGCAAAGCACCTCCCCCAGTCATTCCTCAAAGACCTTGAAATTCTCAAGAAGAGGGATCCTCTAAGCTACGCTGTGTACATTATGGCGAAGTTCCAAGGGTTGTCTGGGTTGGTTTATCCGCAGTTTAACTCCCTTATCCATGTCGTCGAACCTTTCGAAATCCCCAGAGAATGGAAACGAGTTAAAGGATTTGATCATGGATTTGCTCACTACTGCGGAGCATTGGCAGTCGCTGTCGACTTTGAGGGAAATCTTTGGTGTTATGACGAATACGCAGAGAAGGGTCGCTCTATCCCTGAGAATGCCTCAGCTCTTACCAGCGAGAAAGGTTGGACAAAGTTTGAATATGCTGATCCAAGTGTCTATAAGCAATATACACAATCCTCAAAGATTCCAGGAAAAATGGTTTTCGTAGGTCAGGACTACCGAGACAACGGAATCGAGCTAACACCAGCCAACAATTCGAAGGCTGGAATCGAACGCATTCGTGCATTCCTTTACGTCGACCCAGAGAAGATACACCCAATATTGCAAACGAAAGGATCTCCCCGCATCTTCTTCTTCCGAGGTCGTGTTCCCACAACGATAAAGCAGATAGCCAACTGGAAACTTCGGTCAGACAGCGACGGGATGGACACTGAGGAACCAGAGGATGGGGATGACGACCTGCCTGACTGTCTGAAGTATATTGTTAATGGCAATCCCTGTGCCCACATCAAGGGCATGGCTGATGCGCCCAAAGAACCTTGGGAACTTGCCCCTTGGGAACGAGGAGGAGCGCAAGCCCAGCAGAACTCTGATTTTATCTTCTCCCCCGAATTAGGATGACAGAATTCAATATGCCATTATTCACCAGAGGCAGCAATCTCAAACTGGTAAAACAGATGATGTGGACATCGCCAATATTCCACATTCGCCAGATCTTCAAGAATGCCAAGAATCCAATGTTCTGGAAGTATGGGTTCAGGAAGCACCCAGCAGTGAAGCGCAAGAAGTTAAAGTATTGGAAATGGGTATCGCTGAACAGAGACCTTTTCGGGAACGAATGTCCTGGATGGCAGTGGTGGTACTACGAGTTGGAACATTACATTAAGACACCGAGAGGTGTGCAGAAGATGAGCTTGCTTAATTATCGCAAGTTCCCAATAATTCATTCCGCTTTAGATCTTAAGTTCCAACACAATGGCAGATTCTATACAATTTATCTCACACCAGAGGAAGCGAGGGATTCGAAAGAAATCATCCAAGATTAAGATGAGCTCAAAGCATTCCAAGGTAAAGCGCACAGAGCGTATCTGGAGACACAACCAGCGTAACTGCATGCATTGTGGCAGATGCGGTGGGCACGTGGATGGAACTATGAAGATAGAAGGTCCGAAATGGATGTTCTATTGCGATGGTGGACACCATGTCTACAAGGGATTGATCAACGACAAGAAGTTCCTGATCGAACAGGGGATTCTCCACGCTGGTGGAATGCCAGATCCAAGGAACGATGCAAGGCGCAAGGCTGCAAGAGAGGAAGGGCTGAGGAGAAGAGAGGAGGCTATGTACGGAAAACAATACAAAGAAGTCGGTTCCCATCCATTTGTATGACACCCATGTTTACTACCCCAGGAGAGAAGATCATTCTCTACGATGCTGGTCAGAAGATGTACGTTGGCATCGCATACGTTGGGCACAAGGGAACAGAGCCAGAGTTCGCCACTTATGCTTGCGGCATAAGCAAGACAAACTCTTACCTCGATTGCATGGAAGAGATTTATAAAGCACTGGATATTGCGCAGGACATGAGATTGGGGGATGGCGCACCGATCTTCAGTGAATATTCCGCAATTGTGCACAAAGCAGATCGTGCTATGGTTACCGTTGAAGGAAATCATTACGCTGTTGGCGTGAAAAATGGTAAGTTCCACTTTGCGGTGCCAGAGGCAAAAGATGTGTCGGACGAAGAGTTGGAGGAGATGCTGGAAAGCAAAATGGGGTGCTCAGACTTTCAATAGCTTGTTAATTAATCACTTTTATTCCCATCCTTAATCGACTACCCTGAGCACAACTCCCCTACCCTCTCCGCTATGCCGATATATTCGACAGAATATTCTGTTCCAGTTGTGCCACAAGAGGCTTTTAAGAATAAATACCAGACATCCGAAGAAGCGACCAAGAAAGTAACCACTTGGAATCCAACGGATAAGGAAGCTGAACGAAAGGGTATGATAGACAAGAGGATCGAGGATGAGATGATTGTCCACCGATTCCCTCACGAGCAGAAGTGGAGAAGGAATATTGAAAGATTCATGGGGCAGGTCTATGATGACCAAAAGAGTCCAAAGCGTTCTAGGGTTGTGACCAAGGACGTTTTTGTTTACATTGATGCCAAGCTGGCAGAGAAGACAAGGTCTATGCCAAGGTATATAATCACACCAGTTGAACCAAATGATTCTTGGAAGGCATGGGTGATGGAGCAGTCGAGGAATCATGCTGAGTCCACGATGGGATACCATGGCAAATACCACAGATGGGTGTTCCACAAGCTGTTGTTTGGCGTGGGGATCATGCGCATTGGGCACAAACTGACATATAAGACCATCCGACTGGAGGCATCTGCAAACAGCGAAGACGGTGTAGAGGTGCGTGTGCCCGATTACGACGATTTGTTCTGTTACAATGTTTCCCCCTTCAAGTTCCTCGTCGATCCAAATGCGCTATCCCTGGACGATGCAGAGGACTGTGCTGAATTCAGGCTGGTTAACTGGAATGAGTTCCAGGACGATTACCACATGTCCCCATGGTATAAGAACACAGAGCATGTCATGCCAGGAGTGTGGCATTCTCTCGATCCAACGTTCCAGAGACAGGCAAACATGGCTCCAACAGATCAGGTGCTTATCGTGGAGTACTTCAACAAGCGCAGAGACATGTGGGTAACGTACGCAAATGGAGTGGAAATCAGGTATTCCCCACTTCCAGATCAGCACAAACAACTTCCTTACGCAGATCTCCACAACAAACCGAACTTCGGAAGCACAGTTGGAAGGATCCAGACGGGAGAGTCCGAGTATATCTCGGTTGCAACAGAGGAGACGTTCTGGTCGCAGGGAGATGCGGATATCATTGGACAGGAACAAGACCAGAAGACCGCATTCCGCAGGGCACACTTGGATGGAGCGAAGAGAGCAAACACGAACATTATTGCCACCGATGGATTTGTCCTTGATTCCACAATGACAGACTGGTACCAGGGTACTCCAGTGGTTGGAGGAATGAACAGAATACAGGTGATGCCACTGGGAAGAACCGATCCAAGCTACGTACAGGTAGTGCAGGAGTTACAACAGGACATGACCAAAGAGGTTGGCGTGAATCCAGATGTCCTAATCAGCGAGAAGAAGCAGACTGCAACCCAAAGCGCAATCGAGAGGGAGTCGATGCTTACAAGGGTGCAGAGCGACAACATAGTAGACGAGAACACAGGCATACGCAGACTTGGATTGCTCATGTCCAAGTTGATTGTGGAGAACTATCGCAAGAAACAACTGACCAGAATTACTGGAAATGAGAATATAGAAGAGTTCGAACAGGTGATACCAGATGCAAATGGAGAACCGCTGTATGGAGCACGAGACAGGCGCATTGTTTCCGAGCACAAGATAAGAGAGATCACGACAAGCGATGGCAAATACGAGATAACGTTCAAGGATGGCAACAGCAACAGCTTCGCCATGCGACCAAATTATGTGATGTCCAGTCTGGGCTTTGACGTGCGAGTGGAACCAGAGTCCACTGTTGCGCCTTCCCGAGAACTGGAGAAGGCAAAGGCGATGGAGGCTATGCGGTTGGCTGCAGAGCTGATGGCATATGTACAGCAGGGATTCTTGGCACCAGAAGATGTGCCAAATGTGAAGTATCTATCCAAGAGGTGGATGATGGCGATGGGCTACGATCTGCAGGAGGCGATGGGCAACCAGCAAGCACCGCAGGTTGGACAGGGTGTGCAGAACACAGTAGATACTGTCAACCAGTTCCGTGCAGGCAAGATGAGTGGCGGTGGCGGAGTGGGTGCGGGAGCAGGAGAAGGCGCACAGCAAATGGCAAGACAGTTGACATCAGCCATGGCCCCTTAGTTCTTTCTATCATTTTCCCCCAATTTATATGCCAGTAACACTGGAGCCATTCGGCGACTTCATAATCCTGGAACCTGTGGAAGAGTCTGCACTCACTGAGATGGGACTCATCATTCCGGACAATGAAGCAAAACAAAAACCAAAAGTCGGTATCGTAAAAGCAGTTGGACCAGATGTCACAAGATGTGAGGCAGGAAACAAGGTGGTTTTCTCTCCGTTCACTGGCGAGAAGCTGGGCATGCAGGTCTCCCCAACTGATTATCGTGAGTACCATGTTCTCCGTGAGGATGCTTTAATTGCTAACTACCAAGAAACCCCAGATGCTGAAACTCGTAAAAAGGCTAAATGAACGCCTTTACAATCACTGGCATAACTATTCCCCAGCACTCAAAGAAGACGAGCAGTTGACAGATGAAGAGTGTGATGGATTGCAGGCAATTGTCGAGGCTCGTGGCTGGGATGCTCTAATCAAGGTAAAAGACAATGTGAACAAGATGCGCAATCGTAATGCCATCAGCATGTGCGATGGTAGATCCCTCGTTGAATTTAAGAAAATGGAAGCGTTGGACGATCTCTTTGTTGTGGTAGATCACTTGGTGGATGCACACCGAGAAAGAACCAAACCTGTTGAGGATGAAGACAAAGAAACGCCACGTAAAATGCATGACTATGTTCCTCGATGAGATTACACCAGAAGAACTTGGCTTTTCCGAAGAAGAATGGGACAGCATGTCCGTATTCGACCGCAGAGTGTGCGTGGCATTCTTCGTTAGGAGGACTCCAATTGCAACAAGCAGGGCATTAGGATTGAAAGATTCAAGTTTCTCCACAGTGCGCAGGAAAATAGTGGACTTGGAACTTGTTAAAAGATTTACGCAATTGCGTATAGATCAGCAAGAAGTGCCTGCACCCCAAGAGAGTTGTGCACACAAACAATAACAACCATATTGAGCTTACCTTTTCTGTTCCTTGAAACTATAGGCATTGGTTGGATGGCTGTGCGTTGCAGATGCCAAGATCGTCTGCAATCCCTAGCCATCTGGCTACACTTCTTTCCCCATAATTATATGACTACTTCAACACAAGTTGGATCAGCACAGGCAGCGTCTGCAAAGGCAGCTGGTGACAGTGCTGGCAGCAGCGATGCTGGACAATCCGAGTTCTCTTCGGATATCATCCCTGAAGGTGGTGCGACTGCCAAGCAGAGATCTGCTGAGGCTCCAGGCGCAGGACAACCTGCGATCCCAGGAGAAAAAACAGTCTTTGAGCAAGGTGCTCAACCGCCTGAAGAAACAAAAGAGGGCACAGCTAAAGAAGGCGCAGAAGCTCCTTCTAAATCTGAAGTTAACCAGCAAGCCAAAGGCGAGCGACAAGAGCAGGCTGGTTGGCAGCAAGTACAAGAATCCCTTACTTCCATTAACGACAGACTCGATGGACTTGAGTCTGGCAAGGAGGAAGGGAAGAAAGAAACGAAGACAGAAGGCGGTAAAGAGCAAGCTCCTGCAGAGGCAGGGGATCTTGCCAATGTTGTCGCCGAAGCTCTCGAGCCTGTCGCTGCCGAACTGGAGAAAACACAATTCCAGCAGGCTCACCCCGATGTGCTGCTTCCGGAAAATCAGGAAGCATGGACAGCTGTTAATTCAGATCCCAAGTTCGACAAATTCTCTTTGCAAGAGAGATATGACCATATCATGAACAAGGAGAACAAAGCGAACCTCAGTGCTATGCAAGACCAACTCTCGAAAGCCGAAGGCTCTATGCCAGGAGGCTCTGGTTCTGGCAGTGCACCAAAAGGAGGTAATCCTAAGGTGGACGCAGACACAATTGAAGTTGGGAAAGCATTTGGTTTCACTCAAAAGGAATTGGAAGAGGAACTTTAGATAATTCCCAATCAATCGCATGCCTAATTTCGTACTCGAAAGACCATCCCCATTGCTAATGCATGTGGACTGGTCGAAGACTGCAAGCACTGCTTTTGCAGCAGGGCAGCTTGTTGAGGCAGACTCAGATAATTCTGGTGTCGGCTTTGACGCTGCTGACGCAACAAGCACAAAACACATTGGGATTGTACAGCAAACCATCGCCTCCGCAGATAGCGATTATGCTTCTGCCACGAGGCTTTCGCTGGAAGTAGACCTTATGGGTCTATATAAAGCAGAGGTCGGCACAGGAACTCCAACTGCCAACTACGAAGGCTACCCATGTGACTTAAATGCCAGTGGGCTGGTTAACGTTAGTGCCTCCGCAGTGGATGTGTTCTTGATCAACCGCAACTTAGGTCTCGGTGTTGATGGTTCGACGTACTTTGTCCTTGGATTTATTATCAAATGGGCATACGTTAATCCTAACTAGACCCTCTTATTTAATTCCTTCTCTTTGTTACCATGGCTGTACAAACCACAGTATTAGAACCAGGAGCAGCTCTAACGAAAAACGCTTTCGTGGCATGGAAGCGTGGTTTTCGGTCTGTTCCTGCAGCTGGGCGACTTGTATTCACAGTCTCAAGTGTGCAATACAAAACGTCCGAGCATGATAATATAGACTATTCTCCGATTGCGGATGAGACAGCAGAAGGCACAAACTATTCTGCCAGCAATCCAACGAAGGGAGATGCCTTGAATCTCACACAAGGTAAAGTCACCTCATCTTTTGAGATTACTCAGGAGATGCTTAAATTCGATCGATATAGCATGATGCGTGCACTAAGAGGCATGATGAAACTCGGTCGAGCATGCCCAGAAAGAATGGAGCTTGATCTCCAACTCTTCCTGTTGTCAATGGGCTTCGGTTCAA